GCTCTAAATGTGAAGAGATAAAAGATAACAAACTATACCGTTGCGCGTGGCTTGTTAAAATGACAGGCATAGATGCAAGCGGTGCGGAGCATGATGAATGGGGATGTGCAATGACTTGGCAGCCTATTCTAATGGCAGAGAACGCTAGAACAAATAGAGGGCAGACGGCGGCGATTGAGTCTCTCAGGAATGAGACTGTGATACGTCAAGATGCTGCAATTCAAGTGATTAAAGACGGGGTAAATAATGCCAAAGTTACTCACACTTAATTCGATCGGCTCTAAAGGTCTTAATTCGGACGTTCCCGAATGGGATTTGCCGCCTGAGTATATTACTCATGGCAAGAATTTCAGAATACACGCCGGCGCAATTTCTTCATCAGGTGGAAGTGAGATATGGTCAAGCGCTCCTGCAACATTTAACGCGGGTCATTTACGGCCTGTTCGTAGTGATTCCGACTTTATCTTAGCGGCTGGCAGAACTGCCGTATATGCTTTTGATGGCAATTTATGGACTAACATCACATCGGCGGCAGGTTATGCGGGCATAGGTGCAGGCGATGAGAATAAATGGACTAGCTGCATGCTGGGGCGGATACCTATTCTTAATAACCCACAACATCAACCTGAATTTTGGTCGCCACAATCAGCAGGGCAGATAATGCAGCCGTTACAGTTTGATGCTTCCAATACTTGGGCGGCTAAAGGCTATTCTGCAAAAGTTATCAGAAGTCACAAGAATTTCCTATTTGCACTTGGTTTACAAGAGGGTGCAACTGAATTGCCCACATCATATCGATGGTCTACAGCGGCAGACGTTAATGGCTTGCCTTTTACTTGGGATGAAGCAGATCCATTAGGCATTGCTGGTAAAGATCAGATTGACGGAAGCGGTGGCGACATTATTGACGGCTTATCATTACGAGATGCTTTTGCTATCTATTCGTTTAACGGTATCAGTATGCTTGACTTTGTTGGTGGTGAGTTCATCTTTAAAGAACGGGTCTTATCTACAACCACAAGTGTAATATCTAAAGATTGTGTAGTTGAAGTAAAAGGCACTCACTTCTTCTTAGCTGATGGTGACATCGTAAGAAATGATGGTAATAGAATAGACTCAATCATTCACAATAAGATTAGACGCAGATTAACTTCTAATATGAGTGTCGATGGCTTTGAAAATTCATACGTTCTAAAACATGAAGCATTGAAGGAAATATGGTTTTGTGTGCCAGAAGAATCGTCCACTTATCCTAACATTGCTTACATTTATAACTGGAAAGATGACTCTTGGGCAGTTAGAGACTTGCCGGAGAATATAGCCTTTTCAGCCTATGCACCTCGAACTGCTCCAGCAGATACTTGGGATACAGTAGAGGGAACATGGGATACCATATCAAGAACGTGGGGATCAAGAAAGCTAACACCTCTTGATGAAACGATAATCGGCATTGATATTATAGAAGATGATTTAGTTTATTTAGATCCAGATGTGCAAACGTCAGATTTAAATACAGTTATCGAGAGGATAGGTTTTCCGCTGGAAGGGCACATGCCAGTTACATCTATATCTCGCGTCTATCCTCACATTGAAGGGTCTTCGGATTTGGAGATACAGTTTGGATCACAAGACCATGCAGGCGCACCCGTCAGATGGAAGCCTGCCGTTAAGTTTAATCCTGACAAGCAGCGAAAAGTGGACATAAGAACAACAGGTGAGCTTCATTGCTGGCGAATAACATCAATCGGCACGGGCAAGTTCACCATGTCGGGAATGGACATAGAATATGTTGAGAATGGAATACGCTGATGGCTAGTATTAAAATGGAGCAAGTTCCAGCTTCAACAGATGATGTTTTAGCAGAATATCTTAATAGAATGCTTAACGACATTAACTACGCATTGCAAGAGTCCAATGATTATGACGTATTAACTAATATTCCTGCGAAGCCGAAAATAGGCAAACAGTATTATTTTAACGCAGCTATAACGTCAACGCCGATCACCGCTGAGGGATGGTGGGGTTACGCTTCGACCGGATGGCAGCAGCTAAATGTTGTGGGCGGTGGCGGTGGCGGTGAGATTAATACCGCCTCAAACTTAGGGGCTGGAGAGGGATTATCAGCAGCGAAGTCGGGCTTTAATTTACCGTTTAAGTCTTTAGTGGGCGGAGCTAATATATCTTTGTCTCCGTCTTCAACCGAGATAGTCATTAATGCATCATCTAACATTCTAGTAATGGAGCTGGCTAACACGGTGCAAACAAACTTAAACGGCGGCACGGTGAACGCTTGCACCATCCCTATGGCGTGGAATGCCGCAGCAGTTACGGATAATTCAGGCGGGGCATTGACGGCTGGAACAGTTGGAATTACTGTCGTATCAGCAGGCACGGTTAGAATTACAGCTAACGTATATCAAACATCATCACTTGCTCGCTCTAATATGTGTATTCAAGGCGCGGTAAATACTACCGTGACAGGCTCTATAGGGGCTTCTGGCTATATTCGTAATTCCAACGGTCATAATGAGTCATCTGTTCACGTATCTTTAATAAGAACGGTGACAGCTGGGCAAGTAATTAACATATATGGAGGCCGGTTTGCTTTAGCCGGAACGGTAACAACACCGGCAGGATTAAGCAATCTTATGGTGGAGATTTTATCTTGAGTAAATATGTAATTGCTGCAATACCATTAACGCTTATAGATGTAGTGTGGGAAAAATGCGTGCCACATCTTGAACGGGCGGTGGCGCTATCTCATGGTGATGTTACGGTTGAGACTATTAAAGCAAGATTACATACGGGCAATCAGCTATTGATAACGATATGCGAAGGCAGTGATGTTATTGCAGCCAATGTGATTTACGTTCATACAACGGATACGGACAAGAGATTATTAATCATTCCCATCATGGGCGGTGACAAGTTAGATGATTGGTTAGAGCAGTATTTAGAAGTTATTAATGCCATAGCGCTAGAGCGTGACTGCATCGAAGTTAGAGTGGGCGCTGGTCGTAAAGGCTGGATTAAGAAATTAAAACCTTTTGGCTGGCACGAAATGAGTGTCACTATTGGCTACAAATTAGGAGATAAATTATGAGTGGTGGAACAAAATCGGACAGCAGCTCAGGTTCAGAGGCATCTTATCAGGATAGCGTATGGGGAGGTCAAACTCCTTACCTTAAATCGCTCTACGGCGCAGCTCAGAACCTGTTCGGGCAAACGAATCAAGGCATGCAGGGCTTAATACCTGGCAGCGTATCGGGGCAACAACAGATTGCACAGCAAGCACAGCCAGCATGGCAAAATCAAATGCAGGGTGGCGTTTATCAAGACATGGGGCTGCAAAATCAATTAATGACCAGCCTTAATCAGTCGATGAACCAACCATCGGCAATGACAGATATTAACGCCATGATAATGGGTGGTGAAGGCAATAACTATGCTGATGCTATGCGAGAGCAGTATGTAAATGATGCCAACAGAGCGCAGCAAAGCATGATGTCTAATCTTGATGCTAGAGCTGTTGGTTCTGGTATGTCAGGAAGCTCACGTCAAGGCGTTGCTACGGCTAGAGGCATGGAAAACATCAATCAGAATCTACAGCAAAATATGGCCAATGTTGGGTATCAGTCTTTTGATAAAGATTTAGATAGAAAACTAGCCATTGCTCAGCAAGCAGATCAAGGCACATTCAATCGTCAACAACTGATGTCTAACATGCTTGGACAGCAACAAGGTACAATCAACACGGGTATACAGGGCGGGATCAATCAACAGCAAATGAACTTAGGTCAGTTTGCGCCGTATATGATGCCGTGGGATGCGATGAGTTCTTATGCCAATGCTGTTGGCAGACCAACTATTTTAGGTAGCGGTTCGCAATCTGGAAGTAGCGACAGCTCAAGTATGGGGTTCGGGAAATGAATTTTAATCAAAACTATTTTTCATATCATCAGCCAGCGCAGTCTTTTGGCTTAGGCCAAGAGCCGATGGCTACTGAAATGCCTTATGGCGGGTCTTCTTTGCCCGGTACTCAGTTCCCTCAAGGAATGCCGAATTACCCGCCACCAATGCAGAACCCGTATGGTGGGAGTGCATTGCCTGGAACTGGAGCGCCTGATATTAATAATTATCCTAATGGTGGTCAATTAACGCCATGGCAACAAGCTGAGATTGACGAAGCAGAAGCTAATAGAGCTGCCGAAGAACAGAAAAGACAACAAGCAGTAGGCGCTCAATTCATGGGTGCAGGCTTTGGCGCTCAATCACAAGATCCAAGTCAAGGCATTGGAATGATGCAATTAAAAAGCATGACAAACAGAACAGGGCAAGAGCCTTATCAAAACTTCATGCCTCAAATAGCGGGCTACCGATTACCACGAGGAGTTTAATAATGGCGTACACAAGAGAACAAGAGCAGTTATTAGCTCGATACTCTCCTTCATACATGAAGCGCATGGAGTTGGAAGGCGAAAGGTCACTAGCAGCTAGTGATGCTCAAGACTTGGCTAAGTGGGCTAAAACTAGCGGGCATCTAGGGCAAGAAGCTAGAATGGGCTTGCCTAGTGACGATCCTACTTTGCAATCAAGAGCCGGAACGCGCATTTATGCTGAAGGGTTTGATCCTAATCGCCGGAACATGATGCTTAGAAATAACGAGATGTTAAGCTCAGGCATTCCCGCGCTACAAAAGCAAGCAATGTCTCAAATGGGAGCACTGCAAGGTTCGCGCGAGTCAGGGGTCAACGCTCTAAAGATGGCGCAATGGAAGAAAGAAAATATAGCCGCTCAACAGCCTAATGCATATCTTGAATATCAACTTGCTAAAGGTGAGGGATTTAATGGATCATTCATGGATTACAAGAAAACAATGAAGTCCGATTCCAGTGTCAGTATTGATTTTGACCAAGGCGGCATGAAAGGCATATTGACCACGGCTCAAAAAGTATCGCTAGGGGTTGATCCAGACTCCGCGT